GACCAACGCCATCATCGAGCGCCAGTCCCTCGACCGCATCATGATCGGCTTCAACGGAACCAGCGTGGCAGTGGCCACCAACCGCGCTAACAATCCCCTGCTGCAGGACGTCAACAAAGGCTGGCTGCAGAAGATCCGGGAAGGCGCCGCCGACCACGTCATGGACGAGGGCGCCGTCGCCGGCAAGGTCACCGTAGGCGGCTCCAAGGTGATCAAGGTGGCTGGTGTCGACACCGAAATCAGCGGCGACTATCAGACCCTCGACGGCCTGGTTTTCGACGCCGTTCAAATGCTCGCCCCATGGCACCGCAGCCGTCCCGACCTGGTGGTGCTGGTCAGCCGCGACCTGATGCATGAGAAGCTGCTCAAGGCCGTGGAGAAAGGTGCAGCCTCCAACCAGGAAGAGAACGCCGCACAGGAAATCGTCAGCCGCGCCCGTCTCGGCGGTCTTCCGGTGGTCGATGCTCCGTTCTTTCCGGAGGGCACCGTGCTGGTCACCTTCCTCAAGAACCTCTCCATCTATTGGCAAGAAGGCGCCCGCCGGCGCCACCTGAAGGACGAACCAGAGTTCGACCGCATTGCTGACTACCAGTCCAGCAATGACGCCTACGTCATCGAGGACTTCGAGGCGGTCGCTCTGGTGGAGAACATCGAAGCCATGACCTACCCAGCCCCGACTGAGGCATAAGCCATGGCTTTGACCCTTGCTCAACGCACCCAAATGCGCAAGCGTGCCGCCCAGGAGGCGGCTCGAACCGCGCCCGCCGCTCTCATGGATGGCCTGACCAGCTACGAGCTCATGCTCGCCAAGCTCCAGCAGGACCAACTGCGCCTCAAACAGGTCCAGTCGCAGCAGAACAAGGCGAAGGTCAAAGCTGAGCTGCTGCCGGATTACGTACCCTACGTCGACGGCGTCCTCGCCGCCGGTCAGGGTGCCCAGGACGACGTGCTGGTTACCATCATGGTCTGGCGCTTCGACGCGGGCGACTACGCCGGCGGCCTGGACATCGCCGAGTACGTCATCCGCCACAACCTGCAGACGCCGAACCGCTTCAACCGCACCACCGGCTGTCTGGTGGCCGAGGAAGTGGCCGAAGCCGCACTGACGGACCAGAAGGCCGGCAGCGTATTCCCGCACGACATCCTCACCCGCACAGCTGTGCTCACCGCGGAACAGGACATGCCGGACGAAGCTCGCGCCAAGCTAACCCTCGCACTGGGCCGTTCCACCTTGGTCGACCTGGACGAGAACAACCCAGGCCAACCTGGCCAGATTCAGGCCGGTATTGACCTGCTGAAATCCGCCATCCAGCAGCACAACAGCTGCGGTGGCAAGAAAGACCTGGAGCGCGCCGAGCGCCTTCTCAAGAAACACGCTGGCCCCGCCAGCTAACCGAGCGGTCCCCCGCACCCGGGCGGCTCGGGGCGGATCAGCAGGGTTACTCCTTCCCGAGCTGTGAAGCCCCGACCACCGCCCACTAATTCAAGGCCCGACCATGAGCGGATTCGCAGATCAGTACCTGAGCACCTTCCGACAGACACCTGCAGAGGCGGAACTACGTCAGGCCGCTGAACGCTATGTGAGCGAGGCAGAAACCTACGACCGCACGGTCTGTACCTGTCCCATCGGAAAGGACGGCATCCTACCGGCCACTCCGCGCGAGTTTGCCCTGGTAAATCGAAACGCTCATTCCTTGCTGACTAGGATTGCCGGCGAGCATGCCCACCTATTCAGCCGTAATGAGCTGCTGCGCGAAGTTGGCCGAGTTGATCGGCTGGGAGTGGCCGCATGAGCGGATTTATCGCGGGCGGCGACACCAGCGCCGCCTACCCGATCAGCAACGCGGACTTCTGGCCGGAGATCGACGGCCAGCAACTGCGCGCCGCCATGCGTATCGACTCCAGCGTCACCGATGACCGCCTAGAAGTGGCCACCGTAAACGTCATGATCGAGGCCAACCGCGAGCTCGCCAACTACCGCGCCGCGCGCCAGGCCGAAGGCCACGCCACCCTGGCGGACGTGCCGGCCGATCAGATCAAGGGCAAAAGCCAACTGCTGCACCTCTACTGCCGCGTCATCTACTGCGGCGCCCTGGCCGAGCTGATCGAGCGTTACAACAGCTACGACGCCACCAACAGCGGCGAGCAGAAGGTCACCGAAGAAGAGAGCAGCCCCGACCAACTGCGCCGCGACGCCCGCAAGGCCCTGCGCACCATTCTCGGCATCAGCCACGCCACCGTGGAGCTGCTCTGATGAACAAGCCAAAGGTCATCGACTGGAACGAAATTTCCCGCCTCGGTCTGCTGGAGCGAATCAACCGCGAAATCATGCACCCGCTGGGATACGCCGTTTGCCGTGAAGTTGAATCCGGCCGATCACCAGGCGCGCTCGTCTCTGATGACGGCCCCTGGGTTTATCCCGACAAGGTCGAACAACAGGGGTGCGACTGATGGCCACCGTCATCGCCGCCCAGGGCGACACCGTCGACAGCCTCTGTTGGCACTACTACGGCCGCACCGCGGGCGTCACCGAGGCCGTCCTCGACGCCAACCCAGGCCTCGCCGATTTTGGGCCGATCATCCCCCATGGCACCACTGTTGTCCTGCCGGACGCCGCCCCGCAACCCGAACAGCGCCAGGTGTTGAACTTATGGGACTGATCTACCTCGCCGTCAAACACCACCCGTTTGTGCAGCTCGCTCACTCTCTTCCACAGGACGCAAGGAATGTCTTCTATGCCTGATCGCCCCGAAACCTGGGCCATGCTGCTCGCCTGGATGGAGCAGCACCACCCGCTTATATACGCCGCAGTGCTCTCAGCCCTGATCGCCTCAGCCCGCTTCATCTACTCCGGCGGCAGCCTACGCCGTGCCGTGGGTGAAGGCTTCATCTGCGGCCTCATCACCCTGGCAGTGACCAACGGCCTGGCCCTGTTCGGCATTCCCGAGCAGTTCGCGCCCTTCTTCGGCGGAGTGGTCGGCCTGCTCGGTGCCGACTACGTCCGCTCCAGCCTCAAACGCATCGCTACCCGCAAGGCAGACCAGCTATGACCGAAGCCCTCAAGCACGGCGACAAAGGCCTCGCCGTCCGCCGCTTACAGCAACAACTCAACGCGCACGGCGCCCAACTGGCCACCGATGGCGACTACGGCGACGAAACCGAAAAGGCCGTCCGCGCGTATCAAGCCAAGATCGGCCTGGTGGTCGACGGCAAAGTCGGCGAAAAGACCCTCAGCGCGCTGGCCGGCGCCGACTGCAGCAAGCTGCTACGCAATGCCACCCTCGCGGCAGCGGCTAAGCGTCTGGGCGTCGAGCTGGCCGCCATCTACGCCGTCAATGAGGTGGAAAGCGCCGGCTCCGGCTTCCTGACCACCGGCAAGCCGAAGATTCTTTTCGAGCGCCACGTCATGCACCAGCGCCTGGCCCTACCACGCGCCGAAGGTGACGATCAGGGCGCCCTACGTCGCCACGCCGACGAGCTCGCCGCCCAGTTTCCCGCCCTGGTTAACAACAAGCCCGGCGGCTACATCGGCGGCGCCGCAGAACACCAGCGCCTGGCCCAGGCCCGCATGATCGACGCGCTTTGCGCCAATGAGTCGGCCAGCTGGGGCGCCTTCCAGATCATGGGCTACCAAGCCGAGCGCCTGGGCTACGCCAGTGTCGACGAGTTCGTCCATCTCATGAGCCAGGATGAAAACCAGCAGTTCGAGGCGTTCGTCCGCTTCATCGAAGCCGACCCATCCCTGCTCAAGGCCCTCAAGGGCAAGAAGTGGGCAGCCTTCGCCAAGGCCTACAACGGCCCTGCCTACGCCCGGAATCTCTACGACGTGAAGCTCGAACGTGCCTACGAGCTGCACGTCGGCTGCGGCTGCGGCAAGGAGGCGGCATGAGCCTGATCGAGCACGCCCGCCGCTTGGAACTGCGCGACGGCGACGTCATTTGCTTACCCGCCGATACCCCACACGAGCAGGTCCGCGAGTTCGCAACGGCCCTCGGCCAAACCAAACTTGGCACCCGCTGCCTGATTGTTCTGGGTGACGTCCACGCCCTGGATGAGGCCGAGATGAACGCCGCCGGCTGGTACCGCAAATGACTACCCTGCGCCAGACCCTCTACGTCGGCGCCCTGCTGGGCACCCTAGCTCTACTGCTGTGGGGCAACCACCAGCGCAGCGAGGCCGAGCAGGGGCGCACCGCCCTGGCCCAAGAGAAGCTGGCCACCGTCGACGCTCGTGTCGAACGCGACGCCACCACCATCGCCACCCTTCGCACCACCCTGGCAGACGAACGTCAGGCCCAGACCGAGCTGCAACAGATCGGCCAGGATCTGCGCCGCGAGCTGGACGTCCGCAAGCAACAGATTGAGGAGCTGAAACGTGAAAACGTCGAACTACGCGAGTGGGCTGTTGCTCAACTGCCTGCTGCTGCTCGCAGGTTGCGGCAGCGCCCCGTCATCACCGGAGCAGCCGCATATCGTGACTGGCTGTCCGGCCGTAACGCGCTGCACCCTGAGCGCGACTGATCCGGCCACCAACGGCGAGCTGCTCGACGACCAGGACATCACCGAGGCCGACTGGGCAGCCTGCGCCGCCAA